CACCGTACCACGGGGACATTCCCACCGCAGACCATTGTTGATGATTGGCCATGGAGAGAAAAGACTCGTGCTGACGACCATACAAAATGACAGTGACTAAATAAAGCACTAAGTCACCACACATAAATGTACGCGTTTTTCGTTTTTTCTTGTCCTCTGCAAGAAGCTTATCTACAGTACGAAGTTCACCCTTTGGTGATACTTGATAGTAGACATGCTTCCAGCAGAAAAATTTATCTGGACGATACTCAAACTGCACTTCAAACTTCCCAGTGGTGAAGATCTGCCACACTAAATCCGCAATAAGCTCACACTCTCCATCCCAAGCAAGGCCTTTCTCCTTATACTTGAGGTTTAGAGGGAACCCAGGCGAGGTGGTACGATCCATCCACTTAACTGCACAGTCGAGCGCGATACGCACACTTAACTTTGAACCATCAAAGTGCCGCATCAATGTACGCTCTTCCATGTAGGGACGTAAGATCTTATTAAAAACTCCACAAGCCAACTCCCACGACTGCCCATCCGGACACCACTCATACGCATGAACATTCTTCTCAAAATCATTTTCCAGCATATCTTTATTGAAGACCGCCGGAGCATAATTAAAAGGAATCCCGAGACCGGGCTCATCTTTTTGCTCACACGTCTGAACCAATTCAATCAACTCCACATTAGTCGGTGGTTGATAGTCCCCCAGCACTCCGTTAGTGAGTCTGCGAATTACAAACGCAGCATCATAAACGTCGACTATACTATCGTACTGAGGGACTACTAGTTTTTTGACTCGGCTTGGTGAAACCACGGAGTGGCTGTCACAGGAAAGAACAGAAGGAACACATTCTGTCGCGCCTTAACCAGAGAACCCTGGTGGATGCCTATGCAATAGCCTTCAGCATCAAACACCGGAGAACCTGAATCAGACTTGATCGTGTTCAGAGTGTTACGAACTGCACCAGTAGAATAGTCGATGGATATTACCCCACCAACTTCAACCACCGGCAAGCTCGTCCCACGC